AAGCTAGGAGAGGCATATGGATTCCGATTGGCACGCCTATGACGTCCAGACACCTTCCGGCCAAACGGTGCATGTCTATTTTGTGGGCACCGCTGGGAGGTCAGATCTTTCGATTCCGGATAGTGCGGAGCTCTCGCTACCCTTCGAGCCAGGACAGAAAGAGACGCCTTTCTGCAGATATCAAGGCTCTTGGACGAACTTGAAGGAGGCGAAGCGAGAGATATCTTGTGCGGCAGAGCGATTCGTCAGTAAGTTGGGCTAGTATGCTTGTATGCCTTCGTCAGATCCGCGCTGACGCAATGCCCGCGCTTGCGGGCCGCATTGGCGATCCGGGCGCGGTCGTGGTGTCCGCTGCAATGACGCAGCAGGCCCAGGTCGAACTGGATGGTGTTCATGGTGGGTGCCTATGGGAGGGGGTATGATTTGTGGGCGCCGTGGTGGCGCGGGAGAAGAGATAGCTATGCAGATATGCGACGATTGCCGCGTGCTTATCGGCAAACCATCAAGCTCTGAGCCACACAAGAGCCTTCGTCGCTCCGGTGTTGGAATGTGGGGAGCAGTAGGCCCATCGGGACGCCGAGAAGTGAAATTACACGATCGGTTTCTTTGTTCTGAGTGTGGCGCTTGGATGTATCAATGCACGGAGCACGACGACGAAACCCCGAACCGCTGGCGCACCGGAGGGAGGCCTGCTGACTGGCCCAAAGGGCTGCCGACAGACTGACCTCACCGAATCCTCAGCCCCACCCCCTGCACCAGCTTCGCCCCCGGAGATCCAGGCCCGATCAGGCCATTCTCTCGACGGTATTTTGTGACTGTTGAATAAGCGACCCCGGCAATTCGGGCGATCTGGTTGCAAGATAGGGCCGGATCTTCGGCAAGCCGCTTGATCTGAGCCCACTTCTCGTCTGGCATCCTGGGTCTGCCGACTGGGCGCTTTGGCTTTGGCTCCGGCTTTACGCGGGGCGGCTTGGGCGGCCTGAATTTGGTTCTCCGGATCCGCCGGGCGATCTGTGGGTTGAGCGTCAGTGTCACCAGTTGGGCGATTGCTTGTGACATGAGACCTCCGTGATGCCGACGCCCTGGCCGTCAGGCGGTTTCCATCGTTCTCGCTTCGCTGATGTGCTGGATCAGCGCCGCACAAATCCGCTGAAAATCGCTCTCGCGGTACAGCTTGGCGGCTTTGTCGGTGGCGGCGTGCGTGATGCCCAGATCGGCCAAGCCCTGAGCGGACAGGCTGATGGGCGCCAGGCGTTCATTGATCTGGCCCAGGCGCAGCGTGGCTGGATCGTCGGCGGGCGCCTTGGTGATCGCTGCAGGCTGGTCCTGGGCGGTGTAGTCAACTTCACCGTGCGCCCCATGCAGCGGCATCGGCTGCGCGGCAGGCGCGGGCGCTGCAGGCGTCGGCGTTGCTGCGGCTTCTGCCGCTTTCGCCTTGGCCGCATCCTCGATCTGCTGCCGGCGCTCGTCATCAGTCTTTTTTTGCTGCTCGACCCGTGCCACGACTGCCGCCTCAAAATGAGGCGGCGCCATCGTCACCAAGTCATCCAGATCGCGGAACAGACCGCGATACTCGGCAGGCACCAGATCATCAAATTTCGCCAGCTTGGCCCGGATGTCAGCCGCGTACTCATTGGCCTCGATCTTGGCATTGGCCAGGGCCGTGCTGACGGCATCTTTGATGCTGGATAGCGTTTTCAGCCCCTTGATGGCCCCGGCGAAGTCGGGCATGCCGATTTGCAGCCGCACCCGGATTTCACCTTGCAGCCCAGCCAGGAACGCACTGAATTGCTGGCGGGCCGTTGTGACTATTTCGGTGCGAATGGCCTCCTTGCGGGCTTTGACCAGCTTTTCACTGGCCAACCGCGTCTGGCGGGCCAGGTCTTTCAGTGTGGCGACCGTGCGGCGCATCTGCTCGACGTTGGTCAAGCTTGCCAGGGCCGAATCCTCAGCAGCCGCCAACTTTTCTTCCGCCGTTTTCAGCGTTTTGCAGGCGGCTTCCGTGTCCGCAAAGTCCTGATCGGTTTCAGGATCCTTCGGGATGCGCTCCACGAAAGCTTTGAGGGCTTCGCCAAACACATCCAGATTCGATGTCACCGCCAGCGACCCCGATACCTGGGCGAATACGGCGGGTAGCGATTCCTGAGCCTGGGCTGTGACCGGCTCGGCGATCGACTCTGGCGTGTAGTTGGCTAGGTCGGCTGCGAACTGTTCCCAGCCGGCGACGATTCGGGCGCGAAGATCCGGGTTCGGCGTGTACCAGCAGTGGCGTACATCTACCGGGTTTCCGGCGGCATCAAACTGCGCGGCGGTGAACAGCACCCGGTCGCACTCAGACACCATCGCCTGATGCTCCATCTGGATCTGGTAGACAAGCGGCAGGTCGGTGCCGGTGCAGTCGGGCACCATAGCTTCTCGCAGCGCCGCATTCAGCGTCTTGCACTCCCAGTTGATGTTGCCCAGCATCGTCAGGCCGTCGAAACTGGCGGCGTATTTGCCGTTCGCACCCACGATCGGGTACAGATCGTCGCCGATGAAGTCCTCGGCCAGCGGGCGGGCCAGGGCTTCGATGCGGTGGCCGTCGTCAAAGCGGCGCTGGGTGGCTGCATCCACCTCCGGGCTGATTCCGGTGGCCTTTTCGTGCAGTAATTGGCTGCGTGTCTTGTAGGGCGATTCGCCCATCATGGCCGGGGCGTCGCTGGCCGTGAAGTGTTCGGCGCGAAAGGCCAGCCAGGCGGGCGATCCCTGCTGCAGGTCGATGGTCTGCATTATGCGTTCTCCCTTGTCCACGAAGCGATCTCAACCTTCTGATCTTCCGTGAGGATGTCTTTGGTTTGGATGGTGGCGATCAGGTCGTTGACCGACTTTTTGCCGGACTCGATTGCTGCCTTCCATCCGGGCGATTTCTTGGCGAATGCCTCATCGGAAAGAGGCGCGGGCGCCGCCTTGCTGGGCGATTCGTCGGCTTGGTTTTGCATGACGGTCTGCCACGTCGCCTCGCCGTCCCGAATGGCCCCGTAGATGCCGCGCAGGGTGACGAGTTGCGCCGGGGAACATTTGCCGATGTCATGCCCGAGATAGCCGGTCAGGTCGGTGGCCGTGACGTTGATTTCCGCGAAGGCGTCAACAATCTTCTTACGCTCAGCGTCCGGATCCTGAGCGGCCTTGTCCAGGCGGATGTGCTTGATGATGTCCTCGGCCTCGTCGCACAAGTCGCCTGGGATGATCCGCAGGCCAATGGTGCGGATGGCCTTGGAAATGAGGGCGCCGCGCTTGTTCAGAATGTCGTCGTCGGTGCCCTCGACGGTGTACACGTCCTTGTTCCAGCTGTTCTTGCGGACGCTGATGTAGGATCCGTCACTGTTGGGCTTGGACCGCTCGACGGTCTTGGAGACGCGCACATCCAGCGGGTAGGTGATATTGGCTTCCAGGTCCGTGACGGACACGCGATGCACCTCTTTCATGCTGTCTTCAAAAATCATGGTGGTTTCGACCAGCACATTTTTCATACAGCGCAGGGCGACCTCGACAAAGCGAATGCCCAGGCCCTCCACACCATTGCCGATAGGCTTGATGTAATAGGCGCTCTTGTTGTGCGCGAAGCTCGGGCGCTTGCACTCCTTTATCAGGTCGGAACGCACCTGGTCCCAATTGCGCGGGTTGCGCATCGCCATGATGTAGCGCGACTCCACCATGGCCTTGGATTGGGCGGCTATGGCTGTTGATGCCGTCTCTACCGAGGCAATGGTTGTGGTGCTTTCGCTGAATCCTTGGCTGACCGCCAAGGCGTTTTGATGGTCTGTCACGCGTATGCTCCCCATTCGTTAAATTCCAGCGCATCGGCCCGAGCTTCATCAGCCTCAGCCGCCTTCGCTGCGATGATTTCTTGTTCGATTGCCCTGGTATCGGCATCGTCCATCTTGCGTTCGATCCAGGGCGCCGGCCGGCCACGCCGGTCCAACACATCGAAATCGATCTCGGTGTAGCCGTAGCAGTCATCGGGGCTGTCGGCCCAGTAGCCCATGGCAGGTTGATGAAAATAGTGCGTGACGCGAACTCGGCAGGGGATGCCCTGGATGTGGGTGGCGAGGATCATGATCAGCCCCCAATGAAAAACAGCGACACAAAACCCGCCAGCGCCAGCAGTCCAATCGCGTCATGGCCGCTGAATTTCGTCCCGGCGGGCGGCGTGTGGATTGCTGGCGAAATTTCGATGGGCAGGGCTGGATCGCGCTTGCTGCCGATCTGGACCTTGGGCGTCAAATGCTTTCTGACGTATGCCGGCGCTTCCAGGCCGATTCCGTAACGCGCAGCGCGACGCCGGGCCAGGAAAAACTGATGATTGATGATGGGTTGCATGTCTATCTCCTTG